ATACAGATTGTACTTCGGGATGTAGAATGCGCGATTGAATTCGAAGTTCTTCCATTATTGTATTATTTCTTTTTAGTTTCAAATTTTTATTCGTTTTCAATTAGTTAACTTTCTTTTTTGTGTTACAAGTTTTCCTTTCTTACCACAACTAAACTTTTTTATTGTACGACCTTTCTTATGTAACATTGATTTTACACAGATCGCAATGGCTCCCTGTTCAGGAATACCTCTTGCTTTTACAGCTTTAATACACTTACAAAAACGATTCTTTTGAGTCGCCATTATTTAACTAGCACGTGAATTTTGTTTCCACATCTTCTTACAGTTAACACATTTATACATCCAAACTAATTCTTCTGGATTTAATTCGATCGCTACAACATCTGGTTTAGGTCCATTTTTTTCGTGCGAACGACATTCTTTGTTCGGACATACAATATTTGTAAGATGGTCAAGTGTTCGGTCGTACTCGATATAATCATTAACAGCAAATGTAGATGTTTTATCTTGTTGTAAAATGTGTTCATATACGACCGGATTGCTGCTTGTTATTTCACGCTTAAATGTACAATCAGGTTTATGACACTTTTCAAAGGCAACTGTCTTTCCATCTATAACTTCCTCTTCAATCATATATAGGCAGCTGCGGCATGACGGGCAAAATCTTAGAGGCATTCTTGCTATTTATAATAGGTTGAAATCTAAATACGTTTTTTATATTCGTTCAAAATGGATGTTGCGGAGGAAAATAATCCAAGATCAACATACGATGGCAACAAAAGGAGGTCTACGTGAATTCCTTGAGAACCACAAAGCTGATAAGCTTACGACACATACGTCGATTGCCGGTGGTAAATATTTTATTCCAGATGATGATATTGATCAATTTTATAAGCTATATTCCGAGAGTATTCTCGACATGAATAAACAGTATTTGACTGAAATTTCAACTGCGATTGGCCCTCTTCGTATTGACTTTGATTTTGTTTACAATTCAGATGTTTCAGAGCATAAACATACACAGGACCAAGTTATTTCATTTGCCAAGGTCTACATGGAAAAAATGAAGGAATTTCTTGTCCTTCCTCCGAAGGTCGATATCTTTGTTATGCAGAAACGTCGTCCTACTCGTGATAAGAAAGGCCGTGTTAAGTCCGGTATTCATATTGTTGTTCCCAGCATTTGTAGCAGCAAATATGTTGAACAACGTATCAGACGAGAGCTTGTTAAGCGTATGCCGGAATTCTTTGGTGATCTACCACTTCAAAAGGTAGATGATGAAATTCAATGGGAGAAGGTTTATGACGAAGGTGTTGTAAATCGTTCTGTTCCATGGACGATGTACGGATCGCAAAAGAACGATCGTGATGGTGATGATACTCTACCTTATTTAACTGAATACATCATTGACTATTCGTCTGAGAATGGTGATGCAGAAATTATTAAAAAGGAAAACTGTCCTCCAATTTCAGTTCAATTGCTGAAGACTCTAACACTTCGTCGTGATGATAATGAAGAAACACCTATGACCGATGAAGGTAAAAAGCTTTATCAGGGAATCAAGGATCAGCCTCAGGTAAAAATTTCGGGAGGAAATACAGTTCCTTCTCGTGGACGTCCAGTTTCTCGTGGTGAGAAACCTGGTTCTCGAGGTTCATCGCCGAATGGTCGAATCTTTGTACCGTTAGATCCGGAACGCAAGAAGTATATCAAGGATCATGTGATGAATTTGAATATGTCGAGATGTGAAGGCTACGAACCTTGGGTTCAAGTCGCAATTTGTCTTCACAACATTCATCCTGATCTACTTGATGTATTTCTGGACTTCAGTGCCCAAAATGAAGAAAAGTACAATGAAGCAGATTGTATTCAAAAGTGGAATGGTTTAACATTCCGTAACGATGGTGACCGATTAGGTGAAGGTACTCTTCGATATTGGTCGCGTGAAGATGATCGTGTTGGATACGATGAAATTGAATCGCACAATGTAGATCGTCTTGTTCTCACCGCTTGTTCTTTGACAGAACACGATGTTGCCAGAGTTATTCATGCCAAGTTTCGAGATAATTACAAATGTTCTGATTTCAGAAATAGCGTTTGGTATCGCTGGTCAGGTCATATCTGGAAGGAAACTGATTCAGGAGTTGATCTTCTACTCAAGCTTTCAAGACAGATTGCCGATTTATTCTTTGAGCGTATGAAGGTGACTATTAACCAGATGAGTAATGAAGGTCTTACACAATGCTCTGGAGAAGGAAAGGGTGATTGCGGTGTTTGTCAATATTGTAAAAAGGAGAAGGAGAGAACTGGTTTGAACAATGTATATACTCATCTTAAGAAGACAGCTTTCAAAGCAAATGTAATGAAAGAATGTCGTGAGCTATTCTTTGATGAAGACTTCACTAAGAAAATTGATTCGAATAAGGATTTGATCGCGTTTAATAACGGTATTCTTGATTTGGTGACTATGGAACTCCGTGATGGTAAACCTGAAGATTATATCTCATTTTCAACTGAAATTGATTATGATCCTGAGAAGAAGTATTACGAATACGACTGTTGGGCATCAATCGATAAATTCATTAAGCAAGTTCTACCAGACATAGAAGTACGCGATTACTTTATGAAACATTTGGCAAGTTGTTTGTTTGGTGGAAATCCAGCTCAAAAGTTTCACATTCTTACCGGTTCTGGTTCGAATGGTAAATCAATGATTATGAACTTGTTATCCAAATCATTAGGTGATTACGCATGTACAGTTCCTATTTCGTTATTTACTCAGAAGCGTAAAAGCTCAGGAAGTGCTGCTCCAGAAGTTATGAGACTCAAAGGACGTCGATTTGTAACTATGCAGGAGCCAGATGAGGCAATTGCGTTGAATACAGGATTCATGAAGGAAATTACTTCTGGAGAGAAAATGTATGCTCGTGATTTATTTAAGTCAGGTACAGAGTTTGAAGTTCTTGCTAAGTTTCATTTGGCATGTAACGATAAGCCAAAGATTAATACAACAGATGGAGGTACTTGGAGACGTTTAATGGTGATCAATTTTATTTCAAAGTTTGTTGTGAAACCAACAGCTCCAAATGAGTTTCCATTGGACGAAACTATTCAAAGTTTAGTTAACTCAAAGGAATGGGCTACAGCATTTCTAAATTATATGGTAACAATTCTAAAACAAGAAAAGGGTCTTCGAAAGCTTGCTGCTCCTACAAAGGTTATGGAATATACATCCGATTATCGTAATGAAAATGACGGTATCGCACGATTCATTTCAGAGAAGATTTCTCCTCTGGGTGAAGGTGAAGAGCCTGTTGGCGTGGATAAGCCAACGTTGAAGCGAGTATTTAAGCAGTGGAAAGAAGAGAGTGATCAACGTACACTTGCTCCACTTGATATGGAGAAACGCATTATTAGTTTGTACGGAGCTTGTCCTAAAGGAGGTTGGACCAACTTTAAATTGGAGATTTAATACTTTCCATGATGTCTTCTCTGTCTACGAGACTTTCTAGGAGACTTGTGATGTTTTTTAGTCTTTCGACGACGACCGCCTCCAGATGTAATACCTGGATCTTCTGAAGCAACACCTGACACTGGTTCAACCAGTGGTTTACTAACTGGCAACGCGCTAGTAACTGTGTCTTTGACAGTGGTTGCGGCATCTGAAATTGAACCAGTTAGGCGCTGAAACATTGTTGGCTCGGTTGAAGGCGTTGACGTAGATGCTCCCATTCTTATTTATTAAACATAGTTTTTACTTTCGAGACACTACAGGAGCATAAGCACGGATGTATGGTAAGGCCAAGCTGACAACAAATAGAGTTATAACGAGGTGAATAGTTGCCGCAAGAGCATCGCCTATTGGCAACGTGAATGGTCCAGCATGAACAGTGAATGTGCTAATTGATTTTTGAGCACCTGGGAACAAAGGCGCAAACAAAGGCGTAATTAGATCACGAGTGATCGCCTTGAAGAAATCAGAGAGGGCAAATCCGATATAAATAGCAAGAGAGAATGTTAGAAGATCCGTCATTTTACAAATAGAGATAGAAACTTTTTCAACGTAAGAAGTAGTTATGGACACCCGATATTGGGGCCCTAGTGGATGGCAATTATTTCATTTAGTTTCGTTTAGATCTAAAAATCCGGATGAAATTTTGCTTCAGATGAAAGATGTTCTGCCATGTAGATTTTGTCGCGAAAGTACATCTGAGTTTGTGCGTAAACACCCCCTTCGAGGAGATCGAGCAAAATGGTTGTATGAAATTCACAATATGGTTAATGATAAATTGAGAACACAGTGTAAAGATGATCCAAATGTAATCGATCCTGGAAAGAATCCTTCATTTGAATCTGTAAAGGATTACTATATGAAATTAAAACCTACTGAAATACCTGGTCGTGATTTTTTGTTTTCAATCGCAATTAATTATCCAGATAAGCCTGAAGAAATTGATATGGCGACACAAAGAGTTTTTATTGAAAAATTGAGTACTGAATTTCCATTTCATTCATTTGAATCATATTTAAAAAAGAATCCAGTTGATCTTCAAAATAAAAAACGATATACAAAATGGATGTATGGACTTCTAAAATTTTTGGCACCTAAATTTAACACAACACTTCCGTCTTATAAAGGATATGTTATGAGAGCGATGTATTATAAAAGTGGTTGTTCAAAAAAGACATACAGAGGAAAAACTTGTCGTAAGACATCATCAGGTCATTATACAAAAGCTCGCGATAATCAAAAAACGCAGAGAGTTTCTCATGCGTCGTTACTTCGTTTTTAATGCCTTGCGTCTTTCGGCTTGAATTTTTTCAACATTTCTTGTATGCTTTGCGCTGAAGGGTCCTCCTTTCTTTTCTTTATCAGTCTTTCTACTTTCATGACGTGTTAGTGGTGGATCCATTTTTTATTTTAGCTTTATATCGTACTGTGTTTAAAAATTCGTTTTCTGATATTATTGTGTAAAAAAATTGAAATTGTTTTAGTTTAACGATTGTAGATATTCACTACAAAATTTCAAATTCTCACGCCAATCATCAGTTACCATATATTCCCAATAGTTTGCTGGAATAGCAGGCCAATAACCATATCGGTATGCTATATCAGGTTCTGGCTTTAAGAAATCGATCATAATTGATCGAACATTATGATTTGCGCATTCTTCTTCCAATAAGTTTTCATCGCTTGGAAATTTGGATTTAAATAATAGGTCATACGGAAATTGTGCTCCGGCTTTTATACATTTGTCGAGAACAGCTTCAATATCAAAACTACATTCTTCTGCATATCTTGAATTGTCCAGACATATCTTTACGAATACTAATAGACACTCTGTTGGGTTAAGTCTATCTTCGTCGATAGCTTTATTAACAACTGTCTTTATGTATTCAATACCATCTTCCGGGTTTTCAGACTCGGTTAGACGACTATGATCTGGATAATGTTCCGCATAAAACTCGCTTGACATCATAGCACCAAAGGCTTGACAAAATCTTATCCACTGTTCCATTTTTACCATTTCGAATTAAACAAATATCATATCCGTTTTTATAAAAAACGAAAATCGTATAATACTATCAGAATTATAGTAAATGATAGTGGGAGTAGTCCACTTTTACTCTAAAATCAAATACGGGTATAATAAACGCAATACCCCTATTTATTTATTTACACCTTATGATCGAAATTTGTCAACTTATAAAGTAGCATCTACTGAATCTGATAAAAGTCATAATCAAATCGCAGTTGTCGATACACGTTCTGTAACAATTATTCGTTTGCTTGGACGTGTAGGTGATTCAAAAGCAGAAGGATTGGCTATGTATCTTCATTATTCACCATATGCAGTGTATACATCAAGAAACATAAATGGGTTGATGAGTTCAGTTCAGCAAACACAAACTAATAAACGTACTGATATTTCTCATCTTCCAACTATCAATGTAGATCCAGAAGGTACAAAAGATATTGATGACATTATTTCATTTGATTTGCCAAATATATACATTACAATTGCTGATGTAGCTTGCTATATTCAACCAGGTAGCGAAATTGATCTTCATGCTAGGAAAGTTGGTCAAACGTTATATTATCCCGAAATAGCTCCACATACTATGTTTCCTGTTCAATTTCAACAAATGGCAACATTAAGTGTTGGTTCTGTTCGTAATGGTGTAACATTGAAATACAATATTAAATCAAAAACATCTACATTTATGCTTACAACTGTTATGAATAAAAAGCAACATACATATGAAGATATTTATAATGAATTGTATAGTAGCAACTTAAAAGCGTTAAGCAGAGAATTTGGAATGCCATCAGATGATTCTCACAAATGGATTGAAGCATGTATGATACATTACAATTGTGAAGCAGCTAAACTTTTAGAAAACTATAAATGCGGAATCTTTCGTAAACAAGAATTAAGTGAAAATCAAATAAAATTACATCCTGATTTACCTACATTTGGTTCAGCGGCATCGTATACAAACGAACCTGAAAAGCATATTGGTATTGGAAAGTTATATTGTCATGCTACATCACCATTGAGAAGATATGTTGATATAGTCAATCAACGTATTCTACACCAAATACTTGAGAACAAAGAGTGTACACCTACTTCATCGCCCGAAGAATTCAATTTGTTGGAGAAAGAAGCAAAAAGATTTAGTCGAGATTCATTCTTTCTATCATTAGTGTTAACTAATCCGAGTGGAACAGTTCAAGCTATTGTTACAGAAGTAATAGACGACTCTATTAAATTTTATATTCCAGTATGGAAACGTATTATTAAGAAGAAAACCAGTGAAAAAGTAAAGGTAGGTGCTTCAATTTCAGTTGACTATTTATCGCAACCTGATAAAGTATTTTGGAAAGATAGATTGTTATTTAGGATCTCAAATATAAGCTATCCGGAACAATAATTCCACGAATCAATATTCTTTGGATATCTTCCAATTTTTTTATTCCTTCTAAATCTTCACAAATTGTCATTATTTTAGTGAGTTCTTCTACCATGTTTGAAATGCTCATTACCATTTTATAAAACGTTCCTTCGTATATTCCATAATCAACACATAGCAATGATGCGTCATCTCCATTTGCGTAACGTTCCAACATTTCATAAAATCCAGTTTGAAGAAACCAATAATCTTCAGTATCTGAAAGTTTAATACATTCTTTTTGATATTCGGCAATATGAATCGGAATATCAGGTCCTTGTAGTTCTGTTTTTTCCTTTAAGAACATTGAAAGAAATGCTACAATTTCAGAACATGTCATGGTATCAAATGTTCCATTCAAATATTCATTTACTAATAGAATTGGATTTGATTCATTGATTTCAACAGCTAAAGTTCCAGCCTTTGTTAAACTACCATTTTCAATAAATCCAATGTGTTCTAAGAAATTTACATTATTCTTTCGAACGTTATCATAGAATTCAAATTCAGTAAGTTGTGATTCTACTGTTTTGTAATCAGTTACTAACGCATTGTATTCGGATTGTTGTTTATCGACACGATTCCAAATAGGACCTACATGACTATTTTGCCAACGGTCATAATCCTGTTGAGCCTTTTTACGTTCAGCATTAACTGATTGTTTGATACGATCTTGTAATTGCTTTTTAATCTCCATTTCTTCTAATATCTTTTCAGTAAATCCAAACGCATCAATTTTTGTTTTCAATTTTAATAAATCCTTTTCGAGTTGAATTTTTTTAAGATTGAGTTGTTGGAACCAATACGATTTTTCAACAATTCCGGTTAAATTAGAAGCCATTGATTTTAAAATAAAATCATAATGGAAGTCCATCTTGCTTTGAATCGATGCTTTTCTACCTGTCATCATCTTTTCTAAATCATCGGTACCGATTGGTTCATGTTCGGGAAAATAGATTACCAATCCTTCCTTATCTTTACCTCTTCTTCCAGCTCTTCCAGCCATTTGAATGTATTCATCAGTGTACAAACATCGTTTAGTTGATTCATATTTTTCAAGCGAAGTAAATACTACAGTTTTAGTAGGCATATTGATACCAACCGCAAATGTTTCAGTGGCAAAGAGTATTCTTACAAGTCCTTTACTAAATATAATTTCAATCATTTCTTTGAGAAGTGGAAGAACGCCGCTATGATGATATGCTATACCTCTTACTAACAATTCAATAATATTATGATACTGTGGAACTCTTTCTAAATCTTTATATGTATGTAGATATCTTCGAATAATATGATGAACTTCCGCAGATTCAGAAGATGTAAGTAAACTTCCTTCAACTGCTTTAGCGAACTTTTCACATCTATCGCGAGAGAAAACGAAGAACAAAGCAGGAAGCTGTTCACGTTCTTCCATCAAACGAATAAGCTCATTCATTTTATGCGTGTAACTATGAATTACAACTTTTCCTTGTTCTTTTCCAATTACTTGACCTTCATCTCTATTTGCTACAGTTTGTTTATGTGTTTTGTGATCCTTATGTATTTGTTTTTCTGATTGTAACCATGATCTATATTTTTGCGAATAAAATTTATCCTTTTCATCCATAATAATCGAATATGATTTATCTTGATTTACAACTACATGCTTGAGCGGAACAATTCGATAAGTTGTACCAATCAAATGAACTTGTTTTTGTTTCAAATTACCAAGCCATGTTCCAAATAATTCTGGAGAATCAATAGTAGCAGATAGTAGAATCATATTCACATGATTTGGCAAAAGAATCATTGTTTCTTCCCAAATTTTACCACGTTCAGCATTATTGATATAATGTACTTCATCAAAGATTACAGAATCTAAATCATCTAAGTTTTGTTGCTTAAATAACATGTTTCGAAGAATTTCAGTTGTCATAATGAGAACTTTGGCATCAGGACAGAATTTGATATCTCCTGTCATAATACCAACATCTCCAAACATTTCTTTCAAATCATGGAACTTTTGATTGCTCAATGATTTGATAGGTGTTGTGTAGAAAACTCGTTTACCTTTTCGCAAACTATGTGCGATCTGATATTCTCCAATAAGTGTCTTACCAGATCCTGTTTTTGCTGTTACAAATACAATTTCATCCTTTGAGATTCCTTTAATCGCATGTTTTTGAAAGGGATCCAGTGCAAACTTATATTCAATTGCCATATCAGACGGTAGATCACAATCTTGATTTGGATTGATTACTTGTAGAAATGCCATTTATATTAATTTTAATTTATACTAATTGAATTCATTTTACATATTAGTTAGATTCTGTATACGCAAAAATTTAATTAGATCAAAAAAGACAGGAAGTGTTAAAACTTTCCAGTCCAATCTAATTGTGTTTTTTGTTTAGAGTAAATTTTCATAGAAGTCACGGAGATTCTCTGGATCTTCTTCATCATCATCTGGGATACGCATTCTGATTAGTGTGCGTATGTCAGGATTGTTGAGTAAATCACTTTTTAAAATTTTGTCCATATTTGATCTGATTTTGTTAATGTCGTCGTTCATGATCCAAGTCGAAAGAACGCTTGCTGTAAAATTTTTAGTATTGCGAGCCATTTTAGCTTGCTGTACTTGTCGATTCATTTGATTTTTCAGAATCCATTTTGCCACGCTGTTTCATTGTTGTATGTCGCTTTAAGGAAACAATGCGACCCGCTGCGTTTTTAAGTAAATCTTCTTTGCGCAAACCACCTGTTGTACGTTCCGCAGAACCATTAAAGACTTTACGACGACTGCCAATTTTTTGTGTCTTATTATTTGGCATTATGTATTAATTGTTGCCAATACTTTAATGTAAGTTTTTCCAGTTTGAATTCTTTTGAATTAAATTCAGATTCTTTTTGCTTCATATTTTCTGCTGTAACCTCTGACCATTCTCTGACTATCCAAACGGGTAAATCATCAAATAATGGATCTAAACCAGAAGTTTTTACAATTGGGTAACATCCTAAGCAAAGTGCCTCCCAAGTACGATGACAATCTATACCATTCCCTTGCGGTGAAAGAACAAAAGTGTATTTAATCATATTCTTCCAGCAAACATCGCGTGTTGTTTTGAATGGTTCGTAAAATACTAATTCTTTAGGGACTGTATTCAGAGCTTCAACACGATCTACTTTTCCATATCGGGTTGTCATCAAAAATTGAAAGTTTGCGTACGCTCTACAAATACGATCTTGAGCTGAACTTTTAATAGCAAAAAGTTCTTCTTCTTGAAGTTTTGGCATCTTCTTTATTCCCCATGAATGACGTTGAGGTTGTGACCAAGCAAATTTATTAGATGAAGGTGTGAGAGAGTGATAATCAAGACCTATTGGAATACGTGTTAATTTTGGATGATCAGAGATACAATTTTGAGCATACCAATGATTTAGCAAAGGATGAACTAATAAAGTAAGTGAGCAACGAAGATCATTTGGTATGGTCATATCAGAATTATTTGTTAACAAAATAAATGGTTTTGTTAAATTAGGTAAAACTTCATCTACAAATTTTGGCAACGCTTGTGGACATACATGAAATAACTCATTGTCTTTTGCGTTTATGTACCAATCTGGGTTTAATCCAGCAAAATCTGAAACAGGTGTTGGGCTTTTTTTATCACATGATTTTAAAAGTCCAAATGATCCAACATATTTACAAGTCAATTCATCCATTTGTAACTACAAATGATATTTCATTTGAAAATTCATTTGTAGTTTAAAATTTTAGGTTATGCTATACTATTATTAACATACAACTACGTTTAGTTGGAGTATGCGAGACCTCCCATACCGCTCATCACACGGAGAACGTTGTAGTTGAGAGCATAGACGCGTACCTGGGCTGTTCTGGCACCAGTAACTGTGTTGAGTGACACAGTGAGTTGGAGAGTTGCCTTGTCGATACGGGAGAAGTTGCAAGTGCCTGAAGGCTGGTGTTCCTCGGGGCGGAGGGCAAAGCTGTACACGTTGATACCTGTGGAAGGTGTTCGGCAGTGGTGTTGGAATGGTTGAACCTTGTCGAAATAGGATCCCTCACGCTCAGTGAATCGGTCCTGTCCGTTGAGCTGGAGCTTGGCAACTTCAACTGGGTTCTTACCTTCGCATCGAACTCCGGAATCGAGGATAACCTTGGCGAGGAGGTAGTTGACACCAGACTCGAATTCAGCGTTACCAGCAAAATCAAAGACATCAGCTCCAATGTTCGATGAAGATTGAAGGGCGTTTTGACCGAGAACAGCAGTAGCGTTTGAAGGCATTGTTGATCCTGAAATTCCAGCATTGAGAGTTGGCGATGATTGTGATAAGAGTGACATGATGATACCGTCAGTGCTAAAATCATCAGAATAGTTGAATGGTTGAGGGCCACCAACAGAAGGAAGCCATGTAGCTGTAGAGCAGTCAACGAATGAATCACGCTGAACAACCCATTGGAGCTCCTTAACGGGGTGGTTAAAGTTGAGCTGGAGCTTGTTGGATGATGATGTGATGGATTCAGCACCAGTGTATTGAACTTGCTCAATCAAATACTCGTGTGACTGTTGGGCGAATCGTCTGCGCTCCTCAGTGTCGAGGTACACGTAATCAACATAGAGAGAAGCAGCAGCTAGAGATTGAGCTGGAGCAGCAAGTACTGTACCTGTAACAGATTCAGCATACTGGCAGTTTTGCCAAGTCTCAAAGTCAACATTGACTCGAACCTCGTGGTACTGGAGGGCAATGAGTGGAATGGCAAGACCAGGGTTACGGCAGAACCAGAATTGGAGAGGAATATACAAGGTCTTGGCTGGAGTTCCACGACGAGGAACGCAGGAGATGGTAGTCTCAGAAGCTGAGCAAGTTGCGTCAAGGGCAAGGCCAGTAGCTCGCTTCATGAGAACTAGATCATGTGTGTTACCAACAATGGCATCAAGTGCTGCAACTGATCCAGCCTCAACAGTGAGCTGAGTCCAGATCTGCATCCAATCACCATATTGTCTGTCAATTCTCTGACCACCAATTTCAAGCTCGACCTGCTTGATCAATCGGTGTCCGATATAATTGAGCCATCGGAATCCTTGAGTTGTACCAGCATTGGCGAAAGTACCAGTAGTGGCAGTCAAGTCGATTTGTGGGAGAACAACTTGAACATAAGTCTTGTACATCAAGTCAGCGTTTCTGTTGATAACGGCAGTTACACGCTTGTTGAAGTCGGCTTGACCGTTGAAGGTCACCTCAATCGACTCCACAGCGAAGTTGGTGTGACGCTTGTAGAGGATCTTCCAGAATGTGATCTGAGGGTTACCACTGATATAAATATCCTGAGCACCATATGAAACAAGTTGCATTAAACCACCACCCATTTTATGTTTATGCTATATTACAAGAAAAAAAATTCAGCAAAGACAAATGGACTTTTGGTTCTTGCCGACTTCGAACCCGTTGCTCAACACATTTCTGCGTTCAATTGTGGTCATTTTAGCTATGATTTTTGGTTTCAAAACAAGCTGGTATTCTGCTTATTGGGGGGCAATAGTACATGATATAATTTCACTTGTACTTATTAGAAATTTAGTATAATAATTATCCATATCGTTCTCTCATTTCTGAATAACTCATAGGTACATCTTTAAATTTTTCAAGGCTTGCTAGTTGTTCTGAAAGAGTCATATGGTTATGAGTCTCTTTAAGAAACTGTTCTCGTTTTTTTGATTTATTATTCCATAATGTTACAAATGCTTCAAATCCATTCTTCGCAATGTATTCTAATTGGCGCATAGTCCAAGCATAAGAAGCGCCAGAATGTCCACCATACATATTGTTACCAATTTTATC